TGAAGGAGAACCTTCTGGTTGTGCCTACCAATCCACTGAAGGTAAAATGTGCGCTGTTGGTCTATTCATAGAAGACCATAATAAAATAAACGGCGTAGATATTGCAAGAGCTTTACATATGTGGACGGAAACATCACTAGAAGACATTCTTAAAAAACCGTATAAAGGATTTCCCATAGAATTATGGCACTCCTTGCAAGAATTCCACGACGAAGACTCCTATTTCTTACCGCAAGGAGGACTAACTAACAACGGAATGAATTACGTCGAAAGACTTTATAACATCTGGGCATAAGCCCACAAACACAACAAATAACATGAAACACACAATAGAAGAAATAAAATACCAACTACACAGCGCAAATACCAACATTGTCGATTCGCAATCAGCAGCAGAAGGCGCATCGAACTACTCAGAAGAAGCCTATAGCAACGCCTCCTCTGCTCAAGAAAGCGCAGATGAAGCAGCAAGCTACGCCGAAGAGGCCGAAGGATACATTCGAGGAGTTCTAGAAATGCTGGATGAAGGTATTGACGCAAACCACGACGAAAGTGATTTCATTGAGCCACTATCACTTCTCAATGAAAAAGTCACCGCCATTGCAGCTCTAGTTAATGACGCGCTTACAGCTCTCAATGGAATACTACTTGATATCAACAATCAACACCTTCCACTTGACCCGAATACCTTTAAGGTAACACACGTAATCAAAAATACGGAAGATTCTCAGAAAACTACTCCTGAAAAAGTTGAGGTCTAATGACCATAAAAGATTTAGAGTCCCGAATCGGGTCTCTATCAAAACCCAGTAAAATGCCTTGTCACGGGTATAGCACAACTGCTTATGCCTGCAAACGAGGCTCTTTACTGAGAAAAGCAAAAAATTCCGTCTGCCAAAACTGTTACGCTCTTAAAAACAGATACGTCTTTAACAACGTGCAATCCGCATTAAACAAGCGATTAGACGCAGTTGTAAATGACCCTGAATGGACAGAACTAATAACAGAACTTATTAGCAGAAAGGAAAAAAGTGGATACTTCCGCTGGCACGACAGCGGCGACATCCAAGGCATAAGCCATCTATCTTCTATAAACAAGGTAGCACTATCACTACCTGACATTAAATTCTGGTTACCCACCAGAGAGAATAGAATATTAGACAAATGGCTAGCTAACAACACTATTGCGCCTAACCTAGCAATACGTGTATCGGCAAACATGGTCGCACAAAAACCAGCATACCCCGCTCACTACAGACCCAATAAAATAACTACATCATCAGTAGGGTATGCAAAGGCAGATGTGCATTGTCCCGCATCAAAACAAGGCAACCAATGTGGTACCTGTCGCGCATGTTGGGACACTAGTTTAACAAACGTAAACTACAAAATGCATTAAACTAATAGACTTCATTCTTACTAGAATAATACTAATACCCTACATAATATGGTTACTAATAATCATTAAAATAGTAAAAGGGAATAAATAAACCACAACCAAAGAGAGGGCTCTAGTCAATATAAAGACTAGGCCCTCTCTTTGTACCCAGCACCAAAATCATGCACACAAATACACAAACCTCAAAAAACAAAACCCACGCATCAGCGCACACCCACTCACACCTCACCCTCATCACACACACACCCTCACACCTCCCAATACTATCATCAGATTGCGTCCCCCCTGCTCTATTTTAAATAGTCAAAAATGTTTTGCTGTTTCAACACATAGTGTTGACGTGTCGATTCTTTCGACATATCAGGAATTACCATGGGACACATAACTCAAGAAGAACTCAACGAAAACATGCTTACCCTCGGGGTTGGTAGGTATCGTTCTAAGATAGAAAACGCCAAAAGCCGCGAAGCGGAAATAGAAACGCGCTACGGGCAAGCTCTAATGCGCACAGTGCTGCCACAGTATGCTGAAAAACTCAGCGACTGGAAAAAAGACATAATCCAATACCCTACACCTGCGCGGTATCAGATAGAGGTTCAAGAGCTAAGCTCAAAGGTAATCGCTTTTATTGCCACAAAATCAATAATCGACAGCATCACCAAAAGACGCTCGTTGTCTCAGGTTTCTATTTTTTTGGGAGCGCGTATTGAGGACGAAATTAGGTGCCGCTTTTTGTTGGCAAATAACGAAGCAAAAGGAAAAGGAATTTTATTGGGCGCTAAAAAGCGCAAAGGGTTAAAGGCGAAGGTTCGGCACGTTCGCTCCTCCATGAAAAACGAAGCGAAAAAGGGGTTAATGCCAGAATTTAAAAAGTGGGGAGTAAGGGATAAATTGAACATGGGGCTAAACGCCATAGAACTTTTCAGGCACTGCACTGGTTTAATTGAATACGTCTACATTCTAGAACGCGCCGGGAGAAAACCGACACGGTTTGTAGCTCCCACTAAAGAACTCCTTGAGTGGATTGAAAATTATAATGAAAAAAGAGAATTGGTGGAACCATTTTGGTTACCTACTGTCGAAACGCCTGAACCTTGGACAAACGTATGGGCAGGCGGTTACCCGGACGATGAAAGATTACCTCCGATATCTTTTATCAAGAGCACTAATATGGATTACCTCCGCTCCATCCAAGGGCCGCTCAAAGAGCCAATGGAAGCGGTCAACCTTATCCAGCAAACCCCATGGGAAATCAATGAGCGGGTTAAGGAGGTAATGGAATGGTCGTGGGATAACAACGTAACCATAGGAGACATACCAAACCGTAAAGACGAAGAGTTTCCTCCGGTCCCGAAGGACTTCAAGACCAACAAAGAAGCCAACACAAACTGGCGTAGGTCTGCTGCAAAAATATACGACCTTAACCTGTCTACCAAATCTCGTAGACTACTAACCGCAAAGGTTCTCCACCTAGCGAATAAGTTTGCGGGCAACAGGTTCTTTTTCCCTTCCAATGTGGATTGGAGAGGTCGCGTCTACAACATCCCGGCGTTTCTAAATGTGCAAAACGCGGACCCCTCTAGGGGGCTCCTTCAGTTCTACCGGGAAGAGCGAGTAAAGACAGAAAAAGACGCTGAGTGGCTGGCAATTCATGGAGCCAACACATACGGGTTTGACAAGGTCACCCTTGAAGAGCGCGTTAAGTGGGCAAAGGACTACGCTGCTGAAGCGGAGCGAATAGCTGACGACCCGCGTGGGCACCTTACATGGAAAGACGCCGACAAACCTTGGCAACACTTAGCTTGGTGTTTTGAGTGGGCTGAGTTTGTTAGGAATGGGATGGTAAAGACAAAACTACCTTGCGCACAGGACGCAACCAACAACGGCTTGCAACTACTGGCGTGTCTTACGCACTGCGAAGAAACGGCCTACTCAACTAACGCCGCACCCACCCCTTTCCCTCAAGACATTTACGCAGTCATTGCGGCGCGTGTTGTAGACAAGTTAAAAAAGGACGCTGCTACTGGTAACGCCGTCGCTCAAAAGTGGATTGAGTTTGGTGTAGACCGTAAAGCAACCAAGCGTCCTACCATGGTCTACCCATACGGAGGCACGTTCTATTCGTGTAGAGCGTATGTTGATGAGTGGTATCAAGACCGCCTGCGTAAAGACCAAGTTGACAACCCATTTGGAGAAGGTGAACGCTACAAAGTCACTGGGTATCTTTCTAAGTTTGTGTGGGAAGCTATTCATGACGTGTTCGACCGCCCCACAAAGTGCATGAAGTATTTACAAGAGGTCGCCAAAGTTCTTACCAGAGCGGGCAAGGACGTTACTTGGACAACTCCTACAAACTTCCCGGTGCTACAGCACTACACCAAACAAATCAGCAAGTCGGTATCAACCCAGATTGCAGGCGAAGCAACGTGGGTAAACTTCAGGGACAGCACTGATGAGCTAAGCTTGGCAAGGGCCAAACAAGGTATTTCCCCCAACTTCGTTCACAGTATTGACGCCAGCATTCTCACTAAGACCGTAATCGAGGCTAACGCCCGTGGAATATGGGATTTCTGCTGTATTCACGACTCCTTCGGAACCCACTCAACTCGCTCTCAGGACTTAGCAGACGCGATACGAAAATCAGCTTCTGAGATTTTTGAGGTTGACTTGCTTGCGGAACTGGATAATTCCTTGCGGCGCTCCAACCCGGAGTTGGAGTTCCCTGAGTTACCCGAGTATGGAACCTTTGACCCAACAACAGTCAAACATAGTCGGTATCTCTTCAGTTAGAACAAACACAAATAACACACAAATGAGTAAGAATGCCATTAAACTAGTAAGCCCCATTGGGACCGCCGTTTACCCTAAGCTCGTTCACCCGGACACCGCCTTTGACGAAGCAGGCGTGTATAGCTGCAAGCTACACGTCACGAAGGAAGAGTTCGAGGAGTTCAAAGCTAAGCTCGACCCTCTTGTCGAAGCGGCCTACAAAGCCGAATGCGACAAGCAGGGCAAGGAGGTTCGCAAAGCGCAGTCCTGTCCTGTCCGTATTACGGATGACGGGGCTTACGAAATCTTCGCCAAACAAAAGGCGAAGGTAATCACCCGTAACGGAGAGACGTTGGAGTTCAACATCCCTCTGTTCGACAGTCAGGTTAAGCCTATCCTTGACCAGCCTAAGATTGGCTCTGGTTCTAAGATTAGGATGAGCATGACCTTCAACCCATGGTTCGTCTCGTCTCAAGGCTGGGGATACACTCTCCGCTTGAGGGAGGCACAGGTTCTTGAGTTGGTTGAGTATTCAGCAGGTGCCGGAGCTTCGAGCTTCTCAGCGGAAGCTGATGGTTATACTACCAGCGGGGAATCATTCTCTGATGTGTTGAATGACGAGGAAGAAAAAGTCTCGCCGTTCTAAGTCAGGTTATCGTTCGTGTTTCGAGGAGAAGGTAGCGAGTCATTTGGATAAGATGGGCGTTGCCTTCTCCTACGAAACCGAGAAGCTGACCTACACGGTCTTTAGAACCTACAAGCCTGACTTCATTCTACCGAATGGAGTCATTGTAGAAGCTAAGGGCTACTTCACATCAGCCGACCGGACAAAGCATCTACGAGTTCGCGAAGCGCACCCTGAGTTAGACATTCGATTCTGTTTCCAGAACGCGAAGAACCGGCTCAACAAGAGCAGCAAGACAACTTATGCTGACTGGTGCGACAAGCATGGATTCGAGTGGTGCGAGAAGGTCATACCACTAACATGGGTTTCGTAACTACACACCAGCCTTGCGAGGAGTGTGGGAGCAGCGATGGGTTAGCCATCAACGAAGACGGAAGCACCAAGTGCTTTGTCTGCGGGCTCTTCACTCCTTCCAATGGCGAGAAAACACACACAACAGAAATGAATACAACACCGGGGACAGTTCCCCAATTCCTACAGGGAGACTTCATGTCCATCCCGACAAGAGGCATACACAAGGAAGTATGTCAGCGGTATGACTACCGCATTGGTTCCCACCTAGGGAAAGATTGCCACATAGCCACCTACCGCAACCCGGAGCGAAGCATCATCGCTCAGAAGGTTCGCTTTGAAGGCAAGGACTTCACCGCCATAGGCAGCCCTACTTACTTCTGGGGTCAGCACCTCTGGCCCAACGGCGGCAAGCGTCTGACGGTTACTGAGGGTGAGATTGATTGCCTTACGGTAGCTCAAGTTGTTGGCGAAGGTAAGTGGCCGGTTGTAAGTTTACCTAGTGGAGCGCAATCAGCTAAGAGCGTTTTCAAAAAGCAGCTGAAGTGGTTGGAGAAGTTTGAGGAGATTGTCCTCATGTTTGACAACGACGACGCGGGTAACAAAGCCGCCGAGGAGTGCAGTCATATCTTACCAGCGGGTAAGTGTAAGATTGCTCATCTCACCATGAAGGACCCCAATGAGATGCTCATGGAGGGGCGCAGCCGGGAGATTGTGGATGCTTATTGGCAGGCCAAGGTCTGGCGTCCTGACACAATCATGGAAGGTTCTGACCTGTTTGACCGGCTAACCACCACCAAGGTCAACGACAGCGTTCCTTACCCATGGATTGGTCTTAACGAAAAGACTCACGGACTCAGGCTGGGAGAGATTGTTACCATCTGTGCTGGTTCTGGTATTGGTAAGAGCGCGGTGACCAAGGAGATTGCGCATCACCTCATACGAAACACATACCGAAAGATTGGTTACATCGCCTTGGAGGAATCCATTGAGCGCACTGCCAACTCAATCATCGGTCTGGAAATGAACAAGCTCTTGCATCTCGAACCCATCAAGGTGGACGACGACTACAAGACCGCGTTTAACGAAACGGTAGGTAATGGTCGTATGTTCTTCTATGACCACTGGGGTTCATTGGAGTCCGACAACCTACTCAATCACATCCGCTACATGGCAAAGGCTCTGGGCGTTGAATACATCGTCCTAGACCACCTGTCCATTGTGGTCAGCGGTATCGACAGCGGCGATGAGCGAAGACTCATAGACAACACGATGACCAAGCTGCGAGGGCTTGTAGAGGAATGTAAGCTTGGCTTGATATTGGTTAGTCACCTCAAGCGCCCTGATGGGCGTGGCCATGAGAATGGAGCGGAGACCACGCTGGCTCAGCTTAGGGGTAGCGCTGCCATTGCTCAGTTGTCTGACTGCGTTGTTGGGCTAGAGCGCGACCAACAGGACCCCGAGGCTCGCCATCTAACAAATGTGCGCGTCTTGAAGAACAGGTTCAGCGGTGACACGGGGTTGGCGACTACACTTCGTTATAGCCAAACAACAGGAAGACTGGTAGAAGCGGAGATAACACACACACAAGAAGGCAACGATGACGACGAAACCCCCTCTTTTTAAATGGAATACAATAGCGACTTTCGCTATGACCTCAAAGTCGGACAAGTGGCTGAGCAAGCTCTTGCGAAGATATTTGAGGGCAAGAAAGTTGAAGTTAAACGTGACCGGAAAGCGCGGCTTACTGGGAATGTATTTGTCGAATATGAATCCAGAGGCAAACCTTCTGGCATCTCAACCTCCGAAGCGGACTACTGGTGCTTTGTCATTGAGGAGACTTTCATACTCATCAACTCCTCCCGCCTCAAAGAAATCGTGGAGCCTCTCAAGGGCACGGACAAGGAAAGACGTGGAGGGGACAACAACACATCCGTTGGCGTCCTTCTAAGAATAAAGGACCTCATCAACACACAACGAAAATGAAGAAACTAATAGTCGATATCGAAACCAATGCCATTACGGACTGGGAACGATTGACTGACCTTCACACCATACACTGCATCTCGATAATGGATGTGGCTACTGAGAAGGTCTATTCATACAACAGCCAGACTGAAGGAGCCCTTAGCCGGGCTTTTGAAATCATAGGTTCGGCCGAGAAAGTAATCGGTCACAATGCCATTGGCTTTGACTGGCCCGCCTTGCTGCGCATGGACAGAGAGGGCTCTCTAACCATTGACCCTCCTTTTATCATAGATACCAAGGTCATGGCGGCGTGCATCTACCCTGACTTGAAGAATGACGACTTCAAAAACGAAGCCTTCCCCAAGAACATGGCCGGGAGCCATAGCCTAAAGGCTTGGGGGATTCGACTGGGTAACTACAAGGACGACCATGGAGCCACGGAAGATTGGTCTGCTTGGTCTCAGGAGATGCAAGACTACTGCGAGCAGGATGTGCGTGTGACTTACACTCTCTACAAGCACCTGACATCCAAGAAACCGAGCAGCAAGATGCTCCTGCTAGAGCATGAGTTTGCGAGCGCAATTCAGACTCAAGTGCAGAACGGGTTCCCCTTTGACGAGGACAGGGCCAGAGACTTAGCCGCAACCCTGATGAAGCGTAGGGTTGAGCTTGAAGCGGAACTACAGGAGCTGTTCACCCCCACCATAGTGGAGACTAAGACTCCCATTTGGAAGACTCCTGATGGTTCTACTTGGAAGACCAAGAAGAGCGCCGTCGAGGCGGGGAACAAAGCTAAGGACGTTTACAAGGACGGGTTCAAGACGAAGTCTATTCCCTTTAACCCCGGAAGCAGGGACCAGATTGCGGAGAGATTGATGGCTGACGGTTGGAAACCGAATGCGTATGAAGGTAAGCGCCCGGAGATTAACGAGGTTGTCTTGAAGGATATTGGGACGCCCGCTGCGGACAAGCTATTGGAATACCTCTTGGTTCAGAAGCGTCTCGGCGCTCTAGCTGAAGGTAAGAACGCATGGATGGGAATGGTTAAGGACGGACGCATACACGGAAACGTCAACACCCACGGTACCTACTCTGGTCGCTGTTCCCACTCCAAACCCAACCTAGCCCAGATACCCGCTACACGCGCTCCTTATGGTGGTGAGTGTCGGGAGTTGTTCAAGGCTCCTGATGGTAAGGTTCTCGTAGGAGCGGACGCTTCTGGAATCGAGTTGCGAGTCTTGGCGCATTACCTAGCCCAGTGGGATAACGGGAGCTACGCCAAGACAATTGTTGAGGGTGACATACATACGGCTAACCAAGAGGCAGCGGGGCTGAGCACACGTGACGAAAGCAAAAAATTCATCTACATGTGGTTGTATGGTGCTGGTAATAAGGCACTTGGAGAGATTGTGGATGGCGGGGAGCGAGAGGGAAAGGCTCTGAAGGAGCAGTTCCTTCGTAAGATACCCGCTGTGAGGACGCTCATGGAGACCGTGGAGCGCAAGGTCAACAACAGCGGAACGCTGACTGGGCTCGACGGTCGTATCCTACCGGCTCGTAAGGCGTTCTCTGCGTTGAACCTCCTTTGCCAGTCGGCTGCTGCGGTCATCATGAAGCAAGCACTGGTCGAGTTCGTCAAGGTTGCGGACGGCTACGAGATGCACTGCAACGTCCACGACGAGGTTCAGTTCTCATGCGATGCGAACAGGGCGGACGAGCTTGGTCAGTTGTTCGTAGACAGTATTAAGAAAGCCGGGAAGACACTTGGCGTTCGTTGCCCGCTGGACGGGGAATACAATATAGGAGCCAACTGGAAGGAGACCCACTGATGAAACTTATTGTAGACGGCGACATGCTGGCCTACCGGGCGGCGTTCGCTAGTGAGTATGAGACCAAGTGGGATGAAGACCACTGGACCCTTATGTCTTCGGAGACGGAGATGAAGTCTGAGGTCAACAGGTTCTTTGACAACCTGAGCGATAACCTAGGATGCAACGATATTCTTCCCGTCTTCTCGCCCAGAGATAACTTCCGGTTCTCCCTGTTCCCTGAATACAAAGCCAACCGCCGAGACAAGAGAAAGCCTCTTGGTCTGCGCTGGTTGGTGCAGTGGATACAAAGTAATTACAACGGCATTACCGCTGAGAACATGGAGGCTGACGACCTTATCGGTATTCTTTGCACACGGGAGCCCAGCAAAACTGTAGCCGTGTCTGGTGACAAGGATTTCGGAACCCTCCCGATTGCTTGGTATAACCCGTTGAAGGACGAGAAGAAGGTGACTACTGAGCAGGAGGCGGCGGATTTCCATCTAGTCCAGACTCTTGCGGGGGACGCTGCTGACGGCTACATGGGCGTAAGGGGAATCGGTAACGTGACCGCACGGAAGATTCTAGACAAAGAGGGCTACACATGGGAGACGGTCGTCAACGCTTACGAGAAGGCCGATATGACCGAGGAGGACGCCTTACTGACGGCTCGTCTGGCTTACATACTTCATGACAAGGACTACGACCCAACAACAAAGGAGATAAAGCTATGGGAACCGTCATAACCGGGACAGCCGAAGAGCGAAAACAAATCCCTATCTATAGGGGTTTTGTTCGGTATTTCCCTGACGCTATCGTTGAGGTCACTAAGCGTAGCGCCGAAGGGAACCTCCAGCACCACCCTGACAAAGAGCTGTTCTGGGACAAGAGTAAGTCTACAGACGAGCTAGACGCTCTGATGAGGCACCTAATCGAAGAAGACTGGGCGGCGGTCGCTTGGCGAGCCATGGCGAACCTCCAGCGCGAATGCGATAAAAATAGAGAGTAGGTATATATGACACAGGAAAACCAATTTCCCCCTATTTCTAACGAATTACTCCGCGCTTTAGAGGAACGGTTTCCCGCGCAAGACTTTGGTCCCGGCGAGTCCCTACGCGAGTTAGACTACCACTACGGGCAAAGGTCTGTTATCCGCTTTCTTTTAGCCAAGTCTACAGAGCAAAGAGAAAACTCATTAACCTCAATAATCAATAATTAACATGTGCTTCCGCAGCCCCAAGGCTCCTCCTCCGCAGCCTACTCCAGCGCCAGCTCCTCCTCCGGCTTCTATAGTCAAAGAAGTAAAAAACCCTTCTCTTAAAAAGCGCAAAGCTAACCCGCGAAAAGGTGGCATGAGGTCTCTGGTAATTAACCGCACGACTCCTAAAATCGGTTCTAAAGGAACCGGTGCAAACTATTAAATATCATGATTATCTACGGAAAAAACTTTACCAACCCAGCTAGCGGCTCCAGCACAGCCGTCGATTGGAACGGAGGAACGGGAATGTTCGCCGTTCAAGGGACGTTCAGCGGGGCTACCGTTAAGCTCCAACATCAGATTGGAGACGGAGCCTCTGCGGTGTGGCAAGATATCGGAGCAGACGCTACGCTTACGGCGAGCGGTTCTATTCTGTTCACCACGTCTGCCACAGCCCTACAAGTTGTGAACTCAGCACACACTCCAAGTGTTACTGTGTCTGTTCAGCCGGTGTATGAAAACCACGCCCTGTAACATATGCCTAAAACCGCCAGCGTTACCTCTTCGTTAACCCGTGGGTTGACGCAGGACCTCTTCAAGACCAGTAGTAGCACTATTCTGGATAGCTTGGGAATTACGCCGGAACTTGCCGTCTCCATGACTCGCAACCTTGTTGGGAGTTATTCTGGTGACCTGTATGTTTCGGAAACTGGTTTCGCGACAACCATATACGACCAATCTGGTAACGGCCGGAACCTGACTAACCCCGCCGCCGGAGACGACGTATTCCTCACGGGCTCAGGAAAGACGACAAGGGGCATCTTTTCGTCAACCTCCAACACAAACCTCTCAACGGGCATCACCGGAGGCAGTTGGCCGAGCGGCAACCATGACGTTTTCATTGTCCTTGACCCTGTTTACGCGGGAACATCGTCCGACAAACAGGCTATATTCGGGCGCGGAAGCGGCGACGTTATCAGAATGGACGATGGCAGCGGCTCTGCCGCTATTGCTGGCATGACCGTGGGCGAAATTCGCGTAAACGACACAATCCTGCCTGCGACAGTGACAAGAAACGCTTTGTGGGATGCTCTGACAGTGTCTGGTCTGAATGTTCTAAGTCTGGAGGACGTTGACCTTCAGTCCATCGGGGGGCACATCAAGCTCGGTGGTAACGACGCTACTTGGCGGCTAGAATGCCACTTTGCGGAATGGATAATCACTCCAGCCTTGTCGGACGCGGACCACTCCGCCATCGTTGCTAATATACAAGACTTCTACTCATAACGAGACAAACAGATTAAATGAATCCTACATCCGCCGAGGCTCTATACACTTCCCTTGAACATGAAAGGAAACCCTTTCTCGACCGGGCGCGGCAGGCTTCAAAGCTGACCTTACCTTACCTTATCCCAGAAGACGGGCATAATTCACACTCACGCCTTGAAACACCTTTTCAGGGCATTGGAGCAAGAGGGGTCAACAACCTAGCTTCAAAATTACTACTAGCCTTACTGGCTCCGAATGCCCCATTTTTCCGCCTTAACTTTGACGAGAATGTTTTGCGTCAAGAGGGGGCTACCGAAGATATTATTACCGAAATGGAGTCCGCTTTGCAGCGGGTTGAGGAATCGGTAATGGAGGAGGTTAGCAGACAATCTTACAGGGTAGGCATCCATGAAGCTCTCAAGCACCTCATCGTTTCTGGAAATGCTCTTTTGTATTTACCAGAAGATGGGGGCTTGAGGGTCTTCCACTTAGACCGCTTCGTGGTTCAAAGAGACCCAATGGGTAACCCTTTGAAAATTGTTACCAAAGAGACCCTTGCTTACAGCTCTCTTTCGGACGACCTCAAGATGGCCGCTGGTCTTCACGGCGACGGCTCCCCGGATAAAGATTGTGATTTGTTCACTTCTATTTGTTTGCACGGGGACAACTGGGTAGTTCACCAAGAAATCAAAGGCACTGTTGTTGAGGGTTCGGAAGGGGTGTTCAAAAAAGAAAACCTTCCTTACATCGCTCTTCGGTTTTCTAAGATTGATGGCGAGGATTATGGAAGGGGATATGTAGAGGAATACCTTGGAGACCTCATAAGCCTTGAGAAGCTGACTCAGGCTATTGTCGAAGGCTCCGCTGCGGCTGCAAAGGTATTGTTCTTGGTTAATCCAAACGGAACCACTAGAGCTAAAACGCTGGCTGAAAGTCCTAACGGGGCCATTACTCAAGGTAATGCAGCTGACGTTTCTGTTCTTCAGTTGGATAAGTTCAATGACTTCCGTATTGCCTCGGAAACTATAACAGCGATTAAAGACCGACTGGGGCACGCTTTCCTTTTGACCTCCGGCGTAGTCCGTAACGCAGAGCGCGTTACCGCTGAAGAAATCAGGATGCTTACAATGGAGCTAGAGTCTTCTCTAGGAGGGCTTTACTCTTTGCTGAGTAACGAGCTTCAGCTCCCCATGGTAAATCGGGTCATGGACGTAATGGGCAAGCAAAAGCGTTTGCCTAAGCTTCCTAAAGACCTTGTGCGGCCTGTTATTATTACAGGCATTGAGGCACTGGGTCGAGGTAATGACCTACAAAAACTGGACCTGTTCCTTGCCGGAGCTGCGCAAGTGGTAGGACCGCAAGCAATTGGTCAGTTTGTAAACGTCGAGGAATACTTTAAGCGGAGAGCTACTAGTCTTGGAATCAAGACCCAAGGGCTCATTAAGACACAAGAAGAAATACAACAAGAAATGCAACAAGCGCAAATGATGGCTATGGCTGAAAAAGCAGCTCCGCAAGGGGCCGCAGCTTTAGGTAACATTACGCGAGATGCTCTGTCGGCTCCTCCAGAAGAAACAGGAGAGCCGGTAGCAGAGGAACAATAACATGGCTGATACATACGAAATAAACGACCCAACACCCTCAGAACAAATCACACTTGAGGAAGAAGCAGAGAACATTCCAGACAAGCCCGCAGACGATGGTCGTCCCGAGTGGCTCCCTGAAAAGTTCAAAAGCCCAGAAGACTTGGCGAGAGCCTACAATAGTCTTGAAGCAAAACTTGGTTCAAATCAAGAACCTAGCGAAGCAGAAGACCTCCCACCAACGGAGCCTAGCGGCGAAAGCGAAGGCTCTGAGAGTCAAACGAGCGCGATTCAAGCCGCATCCGCTGAATGGAGCGAAACGGGAGAGCTAAGCGACATGACTTACGACGCTTTGCAGAAAGTTGGTTTAAGTAAAGAGCTAGTAGATTCTTATATCGAAGGACAACAAGCGCTTCATTCTACAGCGGAAGCAGAGTTGATGGACGTAGTTGGGGGCAAAGAAGCCTACAATCGTATGGCTGAATGGGCCTCTGAGTCTCTTAGCGAAACGCAGCTTGACGCCTACAATAAAGCTGTTGAAACGGGCACAGAGCAGCAAGCAAAGCTCGCTCTAGACTGGCTTAAAGGTAAATATGAAGCTGACAATGGGACTAACCCGGCTCTTATCCTTGGTAAGACGCAAGGTTCCAGTTCGGCTCCGTTTGAAAGTCGGGCTCAAGTTCTCGCTGCTATGGCAGAAAGAGATGCTACTGGGCGTAAGAAGTATGAAGTTGACCCAGCCTACCGCACTGAAGTAGAACGGCGTTTGGCTATATCCAACATCTAATAAAATGAAGAGTAAAATTATCCTCCTTGTTGTAGCGGCGCTCAGCGTTGCTCTAGTTTCCTGCGCTGTGTCTACCCCTTGGGTTAGCGTTAGCGTGGAGCCGTCAGGTAGTCTTGATATTAACGTAGAGTAGTTATGACTGACGCATTGACTTGGGTTTCTGATAATAAAGAAGCCATTATTGGTATCCTTACCGGCGTTGTTACTGTCGCTAGTCTTATCGCTACGATGACCCCCAACGAGAGCGACAACAAGTGGGTTGCTCGCGCATCTAAAGTGGTGAGCTGGCTCGCCCTGAACATCGGAAAGGCTAAAAGCAAGTAATGGTTAAACTGGTTGTCAGTTTATTGATTCAGTTCCCTAAGCTGGCTGACTTGTTCTTTAAGGTCAGGGATGAATACTTTAAGGCGTATAAAGCTCGGCGTAATAAGCGCAACGATAAGCTTATCAATCGTTGGGTGCACGACGACGATTAAGAAAAGTGAAATTCCTTTCTTTATTCAAGAGCTGGAGAAACATTCTTTCTCGCCTGAAGAAAAAGAAACCATTGGAAGACTCCTCAAATACGCCAACGACCTCGAAGCCCGCTGACCTTATTGGGATTTGTGTAGGGCATTCCAGACCTGACGATTCAGGTGCGCTAAGCGTAAGCGGAATGAACGAGTGGCTATACAATGTTCGCGTAGCCTCTCTCCTGAAGAAGTATCTTAATGACTTTGGTATTCCTTCCAAGATATACGACGAATACGAAGGGTCCAGCTACAGTAGCGCAATGCGTTGGGTAGCTAGCCAGATGGACGAAGACGGCGTCACAGCAGCCATTGAGCTGCACTTTAATTCCGCCTCACCGTCAGCAAATGGATGCGAGATGCTTTACTATCATAAGTCTGCGTCCGGCGAGCGTTTGGCCGCTAATTTGCAAATAGAGGTCATTACGGAATACAACACCAAAAACAGGGGCACAAAGCCCATGCAAAAATTTTCCCGTGGCGGTGGATTCTTGGTTAAGACCAAGTGTCCTGCCGTCATTTGTGAGCCATTCTTTGGCTCTAATGAGCGAGAGTGGAGTATGTTCTCCGCTTCTCGTAACTTACTGGCGAAAGCATACGCCAGAGGGATTAAGAATTTCCTGTCTAAAGTAGTAGCTTAGTAACCGAAGCGCCCGAAAGGATAACGCTTACGAGTGAACAATATGAACAAGGACTTGAAACGGTAAATTAAACTCTAAACCTTAAAGAAAGGACATTAAACAATGGCTAATGGAGATACAACTCCGTCACGCCTCGGAGCCTCGATGGGGACTACCGGGACGTATGCACAAGATAATGCTCTTTTCCTCAAAGTTTTCGGAAACGAAGTGCTTACGGCCTTCGAGGAAGCAAACGTGATGAAAGAGCTTCACACCGTTCGGACCATTTCGAGCGGTAAGTCGGCGCAATTCCCTGTTCTGGGAACTGCGGAAGCGAAGTATCACACTCCCGGTGATGATGTGTTTGAAAAGGGCAACGGCTCGACCTACCCGACTCAAATCAAACACCGTGAGCGTGTTATTAACATTGATGACGTGCTGCTTGCGGCTACCTCTATCGCTAACATCGACGAGCTTAAGAACCACTACGACGTCCGCTCTGCCTATTCTACGGAACTGGGCCGGGCTCTCGCCAAGCGGTTTGACCTCGCCACGTTGCGGACACTGGCTGCTGCTGCGGAGACCGACCATGCTGACCGGGCTAACCCGAACGCCGCTCAAGGCGGACGGATTGACTTGGGCACCACTACGGGCGCTCCCGCTGACCTGAGCACCGCTGCAAACATCGTTCAGACCTTCCGGGTTATTGCTCAGACGCTGGACGAGAACCACGTGCCGAGTGAGGACCGCTTTGCGATTCTTACCCCGGCTCAATACTACCTTCTGACCGGTAGCGACAGTATCGCTATTAACCGGGACTTTGGTGGTAGTGGTGGTGTAGCCGCTGGTAACATTCCAGAGCTGCTGGGTATCAAAATCTACAGCTCTCCGCACATCTCTGACATCGCTACCAACGATACTACTGGTGATGATGTCAACGCGAACAACAACCCGTTCGACGACGCGGAAGGAACCTCAGACGACAAGGGTTACCTTGACGCTGGTCTTGACGTTGTTCAGTTCTTGGCCGGACACAAGTCCGCCATCGGAACTGTCAAGCTTCTCGACCTTGCTGTTGAGTCCGAATACTCGATGCAGAAGCAGTCAACGCTCATGTTGGCTAAGTATGCAATGGGTCACGGCATTCTTCGGCCTGAAGCCGCTATTAGCGTTGTTAGCTAACGGTAATTAAACCTTAGAGGGGCTCTCGTAGTTTATTCTGCGGGAGCCCCTTTTTTTCTTAAGTCACATGGCTCTTACTACAGAACTCGAAAGCGTAAACCAAATGCTTGGGCACATTGGTGAAGCACCCGTAAATTCACTGGCTGACACAGCCGCGTTGCCCATTTCCGCCAGCACTGCGCTTAACGTGCTTCGTGAGGTAGCCAAAGAAGTGCAAACAGAAGAATGGCACTTCAATACTATTACTGACTACGAGCCTATTCTGGAAGCGGACGGAAAGCTACGTCTCCCTGACAACACTTTGTTTGTCGATGGTGTTAAGTCAACTGATGACGTAGTTCAGCGTGGTTTGTATTTGTATAATAGAAAAGACAGAACCTCTATTTTCACTTCTACTATTAAAGTAGACCTCACTACCCAGCTTGACTGGGACGACCTACCGGAGCCTGCTAGACGCTACATAACGCTTAGGGCGTCTCGTATATTCCAAGGGCGACTCGTAGGTAGCCGAGAGCTGGAAGCTCTAATAGCTGTAGATGAAGTTCAAGCTAGAGCGCGTCTACAAGAGCTGGATTCACAATCGTCAGACAGAACCATTTTCGATAGCCAAGATGTTTATCACCGAATTGGCGTGCGTCGTAAATACAATGTAATTTCTTAAGATGCCTCTTATTACCACTTCAATTAGTAATCTAATTCAAGGCGTTTCCCAGCAGCCCGCATCTGTGCGTTTTAGCGGGCAATGTGCTGACCAAGAAAACGCCCTTGCTAGTGTTGTTGACGGTCTTCAAAAGAGGCCCGCTACGCAACACATTGCGTCAATTCTTCAAGACGCCTCTATTGATGCGGATGCAAAAGTTCATTTTATAGAGAGAGATTCTAATGAGCGTTATGTGGTAATTATTAAAGGGTCTACCGTAAAGACTATAGAAGCTTACAGTTTAAAAACTGGGCAAGCGGCCACCATTAACCAAAAGTATAGGGGCCTTGTTCAAAAATATGAGTTTACGGCGCTGGATGGCGACCCCGCGTCTGCTCGTTTAAAAGTGGTATTCACTAAGAACGCTGACGGCTCTGTAAACATCCCTTTAGATAATACAGGAGCCGCTTTTACTCAGTCAGACGGACATACAGCCCGCATTGTAGAAGGCGGTTTTATAAACGGAGTAGAGTATTGGGTCGAGGATATCAATAGACCTAAAAACCTTATTTGGATTCGCAATAAGGACGGCGGGTTTTTTGACACGGCCAAATTTAAACTTTACGGAGCCAGTGACGACGCTCAAGGAGAGCTTCAGTCTGTAATTGAATACACGTTTAAAGGGGCCGCAAATAGCCCTGTAGTTCTTCATGAAGATAACTATTTAAACGGCGTTTCTGGCTCCGAAAGTAAAACGACTCCTAGAGTAGACATTGAAATGCTCACTACGGGAGACGTTACTTATGTCTTAAACACTAAAAAGAAGGTCGCTAAAGACGTAACAAAAACGCGAGAAATAAGCGAAAAAGCGCTAGTGTGGATTAAGCAGGGAGACTACGAAAAGAAGTACGGAGTTAAGGTAAAAGTAGAAGGCGAAACGGACGCTACAGACACAGAACATGAAAGGTATACCTATTCAGGAGCGTCTCAAGCCAAAGAAGGAACCACCTTCTACAACACCGCAAAAAATGCAGGTAGTGATACCATTTTAGCTGCTCTTTTTGGTAGCTCTGCCGCCGCAGTAAAAGACGCTACGAATTCTACTGACGTTGGGACTCCGAATCCTTTGGGGGCAGACCCACCAATTCCCAACTTTACATCATCTTTGGCGTCTCCCCAGCTTGGTATAATTGAAGCGGACGGAAGTGTTGAGAGTTATAATATCTACGGCGTAGACGGTCTAGCTGGAGGCGGAATAGGGGTTGCTCATAAATCCGTTACCAGTATTACTGACTTACCCAAAGTTGCTCCTCATCTGTTTAAGATTAAAGTTCGCGGTGACTTAGAAGAGGCAACAGACGACCGTTACGTTCAATTTCTTATTGATGGTTCGGACGCTAACACGAACGCCGATACAGTCGGTCAAGGAAGTTGGGTCGAAACTAGTGGCCCAGATATCGTCGATAGATTAGACGTTCACACGATGCCTCTTGTTTTGAGGAACACAGCGGAAAACGTGTTTGAAATAGGGCATATGCCTTTAGACGCGCTAGCTGCTGGTGACTCTGACACAAACCCTGACCCTTCTTTTGTAGACAATACAATTGAAGGAATGTTCCAGTTTAAAGGGCGCTTAGGTTTCTTGTCGGGTCCTTCGGTCACGATGACGGAAACCAAATTTGGTTACTACGACGGTGAACTGGGAATACAACATTACAACTTCTATAGGACTGCTGTAACCTCTCTTCTGGATAGCGACCCTATAGACGTCACTGTGTCGTCCTCTAGCGTCGTTAAGCTAAAAAGCGCCCTTGCATACCAAGATAACTTGGTGATGTTTTCTGATTACGGTCAATTTGTGCTAAGAGGAGGAGAGCTACTGACTCCAAAAACAGTATCGGTTAACCCTATTACTGAGTTTGATTGCGAATCTTCGGTAAACCCAATAGCTCTTGGTTCTTTTATTTATTTTCCGTTTGCTCGCGGAAGCCACATAGGAGTTAGAGAGTTTACTGTAAATTCTAACACAGACGTATTTGACGCAAACGAGATAACCGCTCACGTTCCGGCTTATATTCCTCAGTATGGTAATTCGACTACTGGCGGGATTGTAGCGATGACCGGCACTAGTTCAGAAGAGCTAATGGCTATTACGGACGGAACTGACATTTACGTATACAAATACTTCTTCAGCGGGGTTGAGAAAATTCTCAGCTCTTGGAGTAAGTTTACCTTGTCAGGAGGCGGGATACGCGGAATAGGGTTTATTGATTCGGATTTGTATATTGTGCAAGTTAAGACAGAACTACCTGTCGCTTATTCCAGCAAAGCGCAGACAGATATCCTAAAGCTACCTCTTGCTAACAAATATAGAGACGCGGAAGGGAGTAACACTCACCTAGACCGTCGCGTAGAGGTCACGCTGAACGCTGACGCCGCTGAGCCTTCTTTTAGCGTGCCTTACAGCTTAGCCGCTGGTGAGCGTCTTCAGGTTTACACTAAAGACGGCTTGCTTCTCCAAGAAGTCACTTCTGCTAATTCCAGCCTCGTAATTAGCAATGCAGACGGGACGACGACAATTAAGTTTAAGAATAACTTTGTTGGAGGAGGCGTTACTGGTTCCGCAGTTCCGCTGTATGTCGGTATAGCATACACAATGAAATACACTTTTTCGGAACAGATATTCAAAGCTGCTTCAGGTGGCGATATGTCTCCTACAAATTCTGGTAAGTTAATCGTTAAAAATGGTAGCCTGTTCTTTACGGACACAACTCACTTTAAAGTTAAGGTTACGCCTTATTTGCGCAGCACCTCTAGTAACGAATTTAACGCTACCGTTGTTCAAGAAACTACAGAAGGCACTCTTCCGTTAGAGTCCAACAGTTTCCGTTTTCCTGTGTTTACCGACTCAAAAGGCACCGAGATTACAATTGAGAACGATTCCGCCGGTCCTTGTAATCTTCAAAGCGCAGAATTTGAGTCGTTTGTCCACCAGCGTTCGCGCCGATATGGATAGCATCATAGAAACAACACCCGAAGGTCACACTATACGAGTGACTACAAAAGCGCACATTGAAGAACTTGAGAGCAATCTCAGGGAAATGGACAAAGTAGAAATACGCTGCTTTGGTAGTAACCCCAAAGAAGCTCTTAACGGTTCTGTAGATAACAGCGACGTTTCTTTAACGGTCATGTCTAAAGACGAAAAGGTCATGGCTATATTTGGCGCTGGGGCACATCCCGAAGCTTACATATGGATGCTAGGCTCACCACAAGTTGACCAATACTCTCGTCATTTTCTTCGTCATTGTCGTAAGTGGGTTTGGTCGCTAGCGGAGCTTTATGGCTCTGTGTCCAATTACATACACGCCGAAAACTTTATTTGCCTTAAATGGCTAGAGTGGTGCGGAGCAACGCTCAGCGACCCCTTTGAAATAGACAAACAAACCTTTATTAAATTCACCATAACTAGATAACCATGTGTGTAGTATTACCAGTCGCAGCTCAAGCAGCGCTGACCATTGCGTCAGGGGTTGCTAATTATGCGGCTCAAGTGCAGGCGGCTAAAGCCCAAGAGCAAGCGCAGAGGCAGGCTCAGGCCAATGAAATAAAGAGATACCAACAACAGGTCAGCGGTATCAGGGCGCAGCAGCGGCAAGAAGAAACTTCGTCCGCCCTTGAGGTTCTTAAAGCGGACGAAGAAGCGCACTCCGGTCTAGCTACGTTACAGGCTGCTTCAGGAGAAAGCGCTACAACAGGTATTTCTACAAGCCTACGGGAAGATGATTTTCAGAACCTAAACCTCGGTTATAAGGTAGACCAGCTGGTTCAAGAGCGCTTTAGGACCCAAGGAATACAATATGATTTGGAAAGCGCGGGCGGTGGGTTTGTTAGTAATATGACCCGCTTTATGCAGCCTGTTCCTCGACCTAACTTACTAGGAACAGCCCTAAACACCGCTACAGCGGCTACGCAGGTATACGGAGCTGCTCGAATGAATCAAATGAGAGAAGGTCTTTACGCGGACCAAGCGGCTTTGCGAGGCGCTCAAATAGGCCGAGCCAATAGAAGTCTTTCTTCCGCGCGGAGGGCCACCGCCCTAGAACAAGCGCAGCGTGGCCTTGTAATTACTAGTAGAGTTACTCAATAACGAATTTACCTATGTCTAAGAAAAGACAACAAACACTAGCGAACCTTCTTGGAATCGGAAGAGGGACACCGGCTACGCCTTCTCTAAAGCGAACTGAGTTAGTTGTAAGACCTTCAGTCGGAGGAGGAGGAGCGTATACCGTTGCCCAAATGCCGACGTTAGACGCCAAAGATACTGCGTTGGGACAATTGTCGTCTTCTTTGGCTAGCGGCAGTGCTTTGCTCAGTCAGGTTGACGAGATGTTTGCTAAGAAGAGGGCGCTTGAGGAACAAAGCCTGCAAACGCGGCACTCTACTGCTTTAACGCATCTACAAACAGCGCAGATTGACGAGCGCCTTAAACAACAGGCTATACAGCTAGACACCATGGACATGAAGCGTCATGACATGGTTATGGATGCTGTGATGGGGCAGCTAAGTCTCCCCGAGATAAAAGAAGCGCTTGATGGCGAGGAGGAGATAATCAATCAAGCGAGCGCGGCGTTGCTTGGTCAAATAAACGAAGGAGGAGCGAGAGACACCAAGATAGACCATTTGGTTCAACGGCGTCGATTAGGAAAAGCGCTAGCGGCTGGGTTTCCTGAATACGTGACAAACAGAGTTAAAGAGCGCGAAGCGGAATGGAACAACCCTGCGTCCAATTTGCTTCTGGACGGAATTGACTCCCCCGAAGCCTTTCAAGGGTTTTTGGACCAACTGACTGCGGATTATTTACAAGAAAACAAAAGGAACCTTAAAAGTGACGAAGCTCTGGCTTTTCTTCAAAGCGTGGGAACTTACACAAAGACTAAGTTTCCAACTATTAAAAAGGCGTATTTAGATAAATATCAGGAACTCAGGG